CATTGTCGGTCTTCTCACAGTAGCCTCAGGCTGCGCCTTTGTAGCTCCAGTTAAGGCTGAAGAACCAACAGTAAGTAACAATGCATCGCCTATTGCAGCCGCAACGGGCAACGTAACCAACCAAGCCGTACAATTCCAAAACAATGGAGCCCCCAGTAGACAACAGTTTAGTGGTGGTAACTCTTGTAATGGTGCTACCATGACGTTTAGTCCCTTTTATATGGGCAATGATGTCATGCCAGACAGCTATACCCGTACCAATAACTATGGGGCACAGCTTAATTTTTCTGTTCCGCTTGACGGTGGGATGATTGAGCAATGTAAACAGATAGCAAAGCGCCAAGAAGAAAAGCTTAGGCTTGATTACGAGCTTGTTCGGGCTCTAAAATGTACTGAGATTATGAAGGCTGGGTTTATGTTTAGACCCGGTAGCCGAGTAGAAGTACTTTGTCACGACATTATTCCTATTGTTTTATCCAATAAAGATGAAAAATAGAGCCACAGAAGAACAGTTTAATGAACTTCACGGGCTCGTTACCAACGAACTTATTGCCCGTATTAAGTCCGGGGTTGCTACGACCCAAGACATTAAGGCAGCTGCTGATTGGCTGTCTAAAAATAACATTACCGGTCTTCCAGTTTCTGGATCTCCGCTTGCTGAGCTATTTGCTACCCTGCCGGAGATTGAGGTGGAGGACGTAGAAAGTGTCATTATCTAACGAAACTGTTCGCAACACAATAGCTGCTGCTGGACTGGCTTTGTTTAGCTGGCATACATTGACCCTTCATGAGATTGCAAAGTCTGTGGAGGTCTTGCTTAAGACAAGCAGTACTACTGAGGTACGTCTTGAGCGTCTTGAAAACGCAGTCTTCTTTAACAATGCCAACAGGAAAGAGTAAGTCTGCTAAATACTACGCAGCTAATCCTGACGCTGCAAAAAGAAAAGCAGCGTATCAACGCAAACTTAATAAGAAACCGTCCGTTAAAAAGGCGTCTGAAAAGCGCTGGACGGAACGCCGTAAACGCGGCATTGCTGGGAAGGGAGGCCCCGACCTTTCCCATACGAAAAAGGGGAAGCTGGTTCTCGAAAGTAGAAGCCGGAACCGAGCACGAAATGGCCACAACGGTAAATCCACCAAGAAATAACCAAAATGCCACAAGGAAAAGGAACTTACGGTTCCAAAAAGGGCCGTCCTCCTAAGAAAAAAGGAGGCAAAAAATAATGAGCCTTGTTCGTAACATCAACAAACGAAAAAAGGCGGGTACGTCCCGTCCCAAAAGCAAATCTACCATTAGCCCCAAAGCCTATAAGGCTATGAAACAGGGCTGGCCCAAGAAAAAGAAGAAGTAAACCACCGAAGAGGACCATGCCTCTCAAAGACCCTTCTGCCTACCTTTTTCACCTTAAGGCTATGACTTCCTCAGATGCAAAACGGATGTGGCGAGCAGCGATTAAAGAACACTGGGGTAACCGGTGTGTTTATTGCGGAGCTGACGACAACCTGACTCTTGATCACATTCATCCAAAAGCAAAAGGAGGACATGACACAACTCACAACATGGTTTGTGCCTGCCTTTCGTGCAACCAAAGTAAAGGCTCTGACCACTGGCTTAGCTGGTGGGTCGGTCAAGATACTTTTTGTCTTGACAACTTTTCCAAAGTCCTTTCCTGGACAACTTGTTAATTAACATTTTCTTAAAAAAAATGGCTACTAATCCTGCCGGCGGTTCCCCCTATGGTGACCTGAGTGGCACCCCCGCCTCTATTAACGTTGGTGGTTCTTATCGGAACGATACCACCGTTCTCACCCCTAATGCTTCCTATACCGTGGAAGCACTTCTTGCTCTTGTTAATGCTGCCGTTAATACTGCTGGTGCTGTGAGTAGCACTGGTTTCGGTAAAGCTTCCCGTTCGTGAAAAGGTTAACTTAAAATGGCAAGAAAGAAAAGTAAGGCTAAAAAGCCTACCGAAACGATGCGCCAAAAGCAGATGCGTCTGCGGCGTGAAGCACTTGCTCGTAAAGCAGCAAATCGAAAAGCACTTCCCCCTGGCAAAAAAGGTGGTGCTTTGGCTAAAACCACAAAGGCACTTCCTGCCGGTAAAACTCCCAAGGCACTTCCCCTTGGTAAAGCAGGTGGCGCTTTAGCCCGCACTGGACGCGGCGCAGGTGTAGGCCGTGTGCTTGTACCTGTTGGCATGGTGGCCGAGGTCAAAGCAATGGTTGATCGCTCTAAGCGTGACGCAGAGCGTAACAAGAAACTGAATCGCCGTCCCTTTGAGGAACTGCGGGCCGACAGATATAAGAGCAACACTAAGCGTAGCGGTCAAGGTGGGCGCAAACCTAAGCCCAAACCTGCTGACCCCAAGGCAGTGGCAAAGCTAACCCAACCCGGCGGTCTCTTCTACCGTGGTCCTAAGCCTGGTAGCAGCAAAACTACTCCTTCTAAGAAGTCCGGCGGTGGTTCTTCTACCACTACTTCCCGCCGTGCTGCCGCCCCAGCGGCTCCTAAAAAGGCTGCGGCGCCTAAGACTACCCCTAAGAAAAAGAAGACCTCCGGCGTGTCCGGTGTTGGTCCTGTGGCAAGCGGACGGACCTACTCCGTTAAAAAGACCGGCATGTCCGTGATGCAACAACAGGCCGCTGAACTGCGTAAGATGCGCGAGGCGTCTAAGAAACGCCAAGCTGCCGACAAGGCAAAACTCAAAAAGTCCCAATCCAAAAAGAAAAAACGCTAATTCCATCCACATGAAAACCATCATTATCGCTTCCGCTCTGGTTCTCGGAGCTGCTTCCCCCGCCTTTGCGGGTCCCTATGTAAATGTGGAGGCTAACTCCGGATTTACTGGCTCCGACTACTCGGGCACTTCCACTGACCTCCACATCGGCGCAGAAGAAACCTTTGACCAACTGAGTGTCTACATTCAAGGCGGTCCTACCCTCTTCTCGCCTGATGGTGGTGAGGCTGAAACCAAGTTCACCGGAAAAGCTGGTGGGTCTGTGTCTGTGTCCCCTGCCCTTTCCGTTTATGGGGAACTCAGCATGGTTGCCGACAAGGTCAACTCCTATGGGACTAAGGCCGGTCTGAAGTATTCCTTCTAAGGGCCGCTCAGACACGTCTAGGAGGCTCTCTAGGGGGCCTCCACCCCGTTTTAGGTATATTCCCCTTATGACATATAATACAGGCACCCCAGAGGCCCGTCTAGAGGCCAGTTTTCCTTTGTTTCTTTCTCTTGTATGGAAGTCGCTAGACCTGCCTCCTCCAACAAGGGCTCAAATAGCTATTGCTAACTACCTCCAAAATGGACCAAAGCGTCTCCAAATTCAAGCATTTCGGGGACTCGGAAAAAGCTGGATCGCTGCTGCCTTCGTTCTCTGGACGCTATGGAACGACCGTGATAAGAAGATCCTTGTTATTTCTGCGTCTAAACAAAGAGCTGATGACTTTACTATCTTCTGTCAAAAATGTATTCTTGAGTTCGATTGGTTGGCTCATTTTCGCCCTGTGGACGATGACCAACGATGGTCGCGTGTCTCGTTTGACGTGGCGGGCTGCCGACCCGCTCAGGCGCCGTCTGTTAAAAGTGTCGGAATTACGGGTCAAATCACCGGCAGTCGAGCCGACCTTATTGTGTTCGATGACGTTGAGGTTCCCGCTAACTCTGCTACCGACTTCATGCGTGAAAAACTTTTGCAGTTGGTTACTGAGGGCGAGTCCGTCCTTACCCCAAAGGAAGACAGTCGTATCGTGTTTCTCGGCACGCCACAAACTACTTTTACAATTTATCGTACATTAAGGGAACGCAACTATCGTCCCTTTGTCTGGCCCGCTCGTTACCCAAAAGACCTTACCGGATACGACGAAGTACTAGCTCCGCAGCTAGTCAAGGACATTGAAAAGAAAGGACACGAAAACATTAAGTGGCAACCGACAGATACTCGGTTCTCGGAAATTAACCTACTGGAAAGGGAAACCAGTATGTCGCGGAGCAACTTTATGCTCCAGTTTATGCTTGATACGTCGCTATCGGACGCCCTTAAGTTTCCTCTTAAGCTCAGCGACTTTTCAGTATTACCGCTTGACATGGAGAAGGGTCCGAGTGACTTGGTCTGGGGATCCGATAAAGAGACTTTGCTTGATCTTCCTGCTGTGGCTCTCCCTGGGGATAGATGGCACCGGCCTAAGACTAC